TCCAGTAATAGATATGGCGCATTATTTTAAATATCATGAGGAGGAAATCCTAAAAGACATAGAAGAATATGTCTCAGCAACTTATAGGGGACATTACACTGGTTCTCGACACGAGTATCGTAATGTTCAGACTATTGATCTAATGGCAGCACAAGAACTTGCTTCTGGGTTCTGTCAGGCAAATATTCTAAAATATGGAAGTCGTTATGGTAGTAAGGAAGGAAAAGAAAAGAAGGACTTGATGAAAGTCATTCATTATGCTATGCTATTACTACATTTTGATGATCATTATGGTAAACCATCTATGACTTCTGGGAATATTGACCACAACATGCCTTAATTATGAAACAACCAATGAATTTATCTGATAACACTCTGACCATCTTAAAAAACTTTGCTGGAATTAATAACTCAATTCTTGTAAAGGAGGGAACACAACTTCGCACTATTTCTGTTGCTAAGAATATTTTGGCAGAAGCGGAGATTGAAGAAGCATTTCCTCGTGAGTTTGCCATTTATGATCTTAATCAATTTTTAAATGGTTTAAGTCTTCATCAGGATCCTGATCTTGACTTTACACCAGAATCTTACATCACTATTAAGGAGGGTAAACGTAGGGTTAAGTATTTCTATGCGGATCCTAATGTCATTATTTCTCCACCAGAGAAAGAGATTACACTTCCTTCTGAGGATGTTCATTTCCAGTTAGAAAGTGCTTCTTTAGAGAAGTTACTCAAAGCAGCAGCAGTCTATCAGTTACCAGACTTCTCTGTCGTGGGTGCTAATGGTGCTGTTAAATTGGTTGTTCGTGATAAGAAGAATGACACTTCAAATGAATATGCTATCACAGTTGGTGAAACTGACAAGAACTTCACTTTTAATTTCAGAGTGGAGAATATTAGAATTATACCTGGTTCTTATGATGTCGTGGTTTCTTCTAAACTTCTGTCTAAATTTACAAACAGTCAGTATAACTTAAAATATTACATAGCATTAGAACCTGATTCCACATTTGAATAATGAGTGATTTTATCTGGGTCGAAAAATATCGACCCCAGACAATTGAGGATTGTATTCTCCCAGAGAATATTAAGAAAACCTTTAGTGCTTTCCTAAATAAAGGTGAAATTCCTAATATGCTACTTGCTGGTCCTCCTGGGATCGGTAAAACAACAGTAGCAAAGGCACTCTGTAAAGAACTGGGGGTCGATTATTATGTCATTAATGGATCGGACGAAGGTAGGTTCCTGGATACCGTCCGTAATAACGCAAAAAACTTTGCATCGACGGTCTCGCTTGCGTCGGAAGCAAAGCACAAAGTTATTATCATCGACGAAGCGGATAACACGGGTAACGATGTACAACTCCTCTTACGGGCGTTCATTGAGGAATTCGCGGGTAATTGTAGATTCATCTTTACGTGCAATTACAAGAATAAAATTCTCGAACCCCTCCATTCCAGGTGTGCTGTGGTCGAATTTAGCGTCAAGGGTAAAGAGAAGCAAACCATTGCTGCTGAGTTCTTCAAAAGACTCAATTTCATCTTGGATCAAGAAAAGATTGAAACCGATAAGAAAGTTCTTGTTCAGCTCATTAATAAACATTTTCCTGATTGGAGACGAGTTCTTAATGAGTGTCAGAGGTACTCGGTTGGGGGAAAAATCGATTCGGGAATACTTGCGGCGTTCTCAGACATTGCTGTAAGTGACCTTATTAAAAATCTTAAAGGAAAAAACTTCCCAGAGGTTCGCAGGTGGGTCGTTAGCAACTTGGATAATGATTCTTCTGTTCTTTTGCGGCGTATTTACGATCAATTATACGATTCCTTGGTTCCTAACACCATACCTGCTGCTGTGCTTATTATTGCTAAGTATCAATACCAGATTGCATTCGTAGCAGATCAAGAGATAAATTTACTTGCTGCGTTAACAGAAATTATGGTAGAGTGTGAATTTAAATGAAGAAACATACTCCAGAAGAATGGTTTTTTATTGGACTCATTTTTCTTGATGAGTTTGTTAAAAGAACTTTAATGGGAATATACAAAACCTATGTTGCAATAGACACTTGGAATTTTAATAGAACTTTAGATGAAAGAAATAGAAAACTCGCTGAAAAATCTCCCTTACCCAAATAATGCCTAGATCAGCAAACGCAAAAAGATTAGTACCCTGTATGCCTCCACTTCTTCCAGAGGAGACTATTCCTTTGGATTGTAAAACATCAGGGACCAAGTATGGTGGAACCGCATGTGAAGATTTAGTAAGATCATATCTTCTATCTGAACAAAAGAATGTTGCGGAACCACAAGTAGATGATGGAGTGGATTTATTGATTGAGATGGAACCTTACGTTTGGAAAAGAGGTCAGGTTAAAAAAGTAGTATATCAAAATTCACTTGATTATGGGATGAGGAAACGTGGTAAGGAAGTTTATCGTTCCAGGTATGACTTCTTTTACCACTCTGGTGCTACTGCTCCTCATTTAAAGAATGGTAGGAGGCAGAGAAAACCAGAAGAAATTGATTATTATTATCATGTTTTATTCACTTGTTATCGTCAATTAATTTGGGAAACTCCTACTAGCATTATTCCATTAAGGGAAAATGGCGAGTTTATCCAATGTAAAAACCCCAATTTGGATAGAGACAATTGGGCAAGAAAAAAAGCGGATATTGATTTTAACAAGCTTTTAGTGTATAGTAGATATGATCCTATAGTTTTTAGGACATTTCCAGATTTCTTTTTAAAGAAAAATACTACACTAGAACCTTTTTTTGATGATGAACCAGAGTGAATCCAACTATGTGGTAAGGGCTTCTTATCCAACAAGAGACCCATATCCTGTCTATAAATTTCATAATGATCCCCAAGAGTGGCACTGTAATGGAAGTGTCATAGTGTCTTGTAAGGATGGTAAAGTTGATATTAAAATAATGGAACAAGATTCAATTAACATACATACCTTGACTGTTTGGTCTGATGATGGACCAGTAGCAGCAAGATTAACCGAACAAACTTCACACCCTGAAAGACCATGAGTAAATTGACAAAGAAACAAAGACACCAAGTTAAATCTAGGTGGTATTATGTTTTTTGGGGTGCTGCAACCTTATCAGTATTTGCTGGACAGATGTATGTTGGTTCTGGATATCGTAGGATGTCTAAGACTATTGAAAGTATATTAGAAGCACCTATAGTAATACATCAAAGAGAAAGAAGATTTCGTCATCCAATGTTGATTGATCCTCCTATGTGGGATCTTGAAGATCCTATGGTCATACAATGACTGAAGAAGAACTAGAGAAAGAACGTTGGATTGATGATGACTATGCAGTTGTTAGTCAATTCTATACTGCTAAGAGAATGCATCCAAATATCCCTTTCTATCTTCAAGATGAAAATGGAAATACTTATGAATTTGGTTGGAGTCTAATATACCAGTACATTAAAAATATCTCACATTATCCTGATTGGTGATGAAATCCCAGAAATCATTAAAAACTCCTTTACGATACCCTGGTGGTAAGTCTCGTGCTATTACCAAAATGGCACAGTATTTTCCCGATTTTAATAAGTATACTGATTTCCGTGAACCTTTTGTAGGTGGTGGAAGTGTTGCGATATATGTCACAAAAATGCATCCACATCTTGATGTTTGGATAAATGATCTTTATGAACCCCTTGTAAACTTTTGGAGACAATTGCAAGAATGTGGGGTAGAATTGAGAGATGAATTAACCAAACAAAAGGAGGCATATAATGCTCCAGATACAGCGAGAGTACTTTTCACTAGTTCTAAAGAACGCATTAATAGCAGCGATTGTTCACCCTTTGACCGTGCTGTGGCTTTCTATATTGTTAATAAGTGTTCCTTTAGTGGTCTTACAGAAAGCTCTAGTTTCTCTGCTCAAGCAAGTGAGAGCAATTTTTCATTTAGAGGAATTGACAAGTTACCTGAGTATCAAGAAATCATTAAGGACTGGCGGATAACCAATCATTCTTATGAATACTTAATGGGTCAAGAACTCCACGAAGGGGTGTTTATGTATTTTGACCCTCCTTATGATATTAAGGATAATTTGTATGGGAAGAAGGGTGAAATGCATAAGAGATTTGATCATGATAAGTTTGCTCATGATTGTGATTACCATACAATGGATATAATGGTAAGTTATAATTCAAATCAACTTATAAGAGATCGTTTTAAGGGATGGGCAGCTGCCGAATATGATCTGACCTATACTATGAGATCTGTTGGTGAATATATGAGAGACCAACAGAAGCGTAAAGAACTGCTTCTACTTAATTATGAAACTAACCATAATTGATAATGTAGTATCGAAAGGATATCAAGATGCAATAGAGGCTGATTTTTCTAGTCATCTTTTTCCTTGGTATTTTCATGATGGAATAACACAAGAGAATAGTGATGATAATAGTGGTTTTAGTAATCTAGTTTTTGAAGGGAATTATAAATCAGATTACTATGCATTTTTATATCCTGTTTTATTAGAAGCATTAGGTAAGTATAAAAAGGGAGTATTCATAACAAAGTTGTTTAGGATAAGAGCAGCAATGTTTGTTAAAAATCAAACATCTGCTTTACATAATGTTCCTCATATAGATCATCAATATAAGCATTACACTATGCTATACTATGTCAATGATAGTGATGGTCCAACGAGGTTCTTTTCAAACGAAGAAATTGTAAAAGAAGTCGAACCTAAGAAAGGAAGAGTAGTTCTTTTTAATGGTGATACTTATCATGCATCATCTTCTCCTAGAAATCATACTAGAAGAATGGTTATTAATTATAACTTTTTATTATGACTGAATTGAAAGATTGGTTGAATAGTATCAATCAAACGAAAAAGAATTTAATTGATGAAGATCCTTCTTTAGAGAAGGAATATCCTCCGTATATTGTTAATAGATGTTTGTCAGGACATCTTGATTGTATTTTGTTTGTTAATGAGATGAATCAATCTCATTTTCTAGATAAGAAGATGCAATATGATTTTTTTCTAAATACACTCAGAACTAAGAAGAGATTTTCTCCTTGGCTCCGACAAGATAAA